TCCAGAGGGGGCATTCGCCGCCCCCGAAATCCCCGCAGGTTTAAGCGGTTTTGCTCACTCTTGATCGCCAGCGCGCCCGGCCGACCTATGCGTCACGCGCGTAACGTGATCGACATCACAACCCTTCGGAGTCCTCAAATGACGGGAAGATACACGATCCGCCCCGTCGACGGGCTGGACGAAGACGTGCAGGAGCTGCTCGGCGAACTGCACATCGCAAGTTTCATGGATACCTCGCCCGTACCGAGCTTCGAGGAAGGTGCATGGTGGGTGGCTTACGATGATGGCGCTCCTGTCGGCTTCGCCGGGATCACGCCGTCAACCTACATCGCCAACACCGGCTACCTCAAGCGCGCTGGCGTGCTGCGAGCGCACCGAGGAAAGGGGCTGCAACGCCGCCTGATCCGAGTACGTGAGCGCTACGCCAAAAAGCAGGGCTGGTCGACGATCTACACAGACACTGCGGCCTTCAACGTGAAGTCGGCGAACAACTTGTTCCGCGCTGGCTTCCACCTCTTTAGGCCGCTGCCGCCGTGGAATGGCGAGAGCTTCCTGTATTGGAGGAAGCGCTATGCCTGAGTTGCCGCGAAAGCTCCCCGCAAAGGGCATCGCGATACTCTTTGGCGTCAGTGAGCAGCGCATTTCGCAGATGAAGCGTAAAGGCCAGCTCACGCCGGACAGCTCAAACCTGTACGACGTGCAGCAAGCCATGACGCTTCGTGGTTTTCAGATGAGCGAGCACGGCGTCCGTGTCATCGCGCAGGAATACGGGAACGGCACGGGCCAAGTAGCCCCAGCTAAGATCGTGCCGGTCACTACGCCGACAGAGCCGCAGCTATCCGCCGAGGATCGCGAAGCACTCGGTCTCGATGTCGAGATCAGTCAAGTAGCTCCATCGCCGAATAGCCAGATCGCAGCGCAGACGCGCATCTCCGAACTACGCGAAGCCAAGCTACGCGCCGAACTGGACCGCGCCGAGAACCGGCTGCGTAAGGAGCGGGGCGAATTGGTCGAGCGTGTCCAGGTGCAGCGGTCATTCGTGCAAGCGGGCGCGCTCGTCGCGAACATCTTGCAGAACTTGCCTGCGGAGATCGCGGCTCTGTTTCCCGATCCTGAGATGAAAGCGGAAGTGCGGAGGAAGGTGCAGATGCGCATCGACCAGACGCACCACGCGCTCTACTCGGCCGTGAAGGGCTTCGGAGAAGAAGATGTTGATGGACCCACTGTTTGAGGGTCTTGCCGAAGGGATGAAGCCAAAGCCGAAGCTGTCGCTATCGGAGTGGGCGGAAAAGAAGATGGTTCTGCCGCCTGAGCGCGCATCGAACCCCGGCCCTTATCGCGTCGGTGATGCCACGTTCCAACGCGGCATGATGGACGCGATCACTGACCCGGATAACGAGGACATCGTCTTCGTTACTTCGTCTCAGGTAGGCAAGACGACGATCATCGTGGCCGCGCAAGGTTATTACTGCGAGGCCGAACCGTGCGGTCAGCTTTCGGCGTGGCCCACGCAAGACGTGGCCGACGCATACGTTGTCGAAACATTCGAGACGACGGTGCGCGACACGCCTGACTGGCAGCGCGTCATGACCGGCGCGACTGAGTACAAGGGCGGCTTCATCAAGTTCGTTGGCGCTAACACGCCCAACAAGCTCGCGATGACGCCGATACGCGTAGTCACAGGCGACGAAGTGGATCGCTGGCCGGTTAGCTCCGGCAAGGAGGGTTCGCCGGTCGAGTTGGCAAAGAAGCGTCGAACTACATTCCACAACCGTAAGGGCCTGTGGGTGTCGACGCCGGTCCATGAAGACACGAGCACCATTGTTCAGCTCTTCAAGGAGACGCGCCAGCACTACTTCTTGGTCAAGTGTCCCGCCTGCGAGCTGAAGCAGCCGCTGAAGTGGGAGAACGTGATCTACTCGAAGGGTCGCGAAACCGAAGCCGAATATGCGTGCGATGGCTGCGGCGACCTATGGGGTGAATTACTGAAGCGTCGTCTCGTCCGCGAGGGCGAATGGCAGCACCTTCAGAAATCGCCATTCAAATGCTTCCAGACTGATACGCCGCCGCACCGCGAGCGGGCGGGCTTCTGGATCAACGAGTTGTATTCGCCGTGGTCCTCCATGCGCGAGATGGCGAAGGCTTGGACAGACGCCGAGGGCAACCCGGAGCTTGAACAGACCTTCTTCAATACCCGACTCGGCCTTCCGTATCGCGGCGACATTTCGAGCTTCGCGGACCCCGAGGGTCTGAAGGCGAGGCGAGAGAAGTACGATCCGAAGAAGGTGCCGAAGCGGGCGGCTCTGCTCACTGCCGGTGTTGACGTTCAGGACGACCGCATCGAAGTGCTGGTCGTCGCATGGGGCAAGGGCGACGAGAGTTGGCTGCTTGAGCACCATGTTATCCAGCTCGATCCAAGTACGGATCAGGCGTGGGATGAACTGACGGAGTTCCTGAAGAAGGGATACCCCCATCTTGGCGAGGCCGGTGAGACTCTCGGTATCGCAGCGGCAACCGTCGACTCGGGCGGCCACTTCACGCAGAAGGCATACGCCTACAGCGCGAAGTACCTGGCGCTCGGTTATCGGTGGTACGCGCACAAGGGCGTGCCCGGCGAGAAGAAGCCGATCTGGATCAAGTCTGAGCAGCGCTTCAAGGACAACATCAAGCTGTTCTTGATCGGCGTCGATGACGCAAAGGCAACGATCTACACGCGATACGCAAATCAGAAGCGCGGGCCGGGCTATGTCCACATTCATGAGGGCATCAGCGACGACGCTATCGCGCAGATGACAGCGGAGCGCGCGGAGACCGAGTACGTCAACGGCTTCCCAAAGCGAACGTGGACGAAGCCAAGGCACCGTCGCAACGAAATGCTCGACATGTACGTCTACGCCTACGCCGTGCGGTGCTCGTTGAACATCGACATGGATGCTTGGATCGCCAAGCTCAACACCTCGAAAGAGCAAGCCCCGAAGGCGCTAAGCGCCGAAGAGATCGGCAAGCTCTATCGCTAACACGCGGCGCGCTTACCGCGTGACCGTTTCCCCGGAGGACTAGATGACCACACCCGGCGCGTGCCCTCCGGGGCGCTACGACGTGAGCGCGGCAACCGACTGCGTCGCCAAGCTCTCGAAGCTCTACGAAGCCTACATCTCATGCGTCACAGGTACGACGCGCGTTGTGGTGCGCTTCAACGACCGATGGAGCGAGTACGCGAAGCCCGACGCTCCCGCGCTGCTCGCTCTGTACCAAACACTCTACGCGCAATGCCCCGGCGCGAAAGCCGCAGGACTACCCGATCTGAACCCGAATCTTCGGGTGCAGCGGGGCGCGCCTGCACAGGGATTGTTCCGATGGCCTCACTTGTAGAATCTAACGCGGCGGCTGAAGCAAAGCTGAACGCGTCGCTGCACGCTGGTCTCGCCCCCGGTCGTGGCTTCGGCTTCCGACCGCCGCTCACATCCTCGGATATGGTCGCGTACCGATCCAAGGACTCGTTCATGGCCGACGCGCGCGACGCATCGCGCTCGAACCCGTACGGCCGCAGCGCCACGCGCTCAACGGTCGACGCGGTCGTCGGCCTCAGTTTCAAGCTTCAGTATCTGCCGAACTACGCTGTGCTCGGCGTCACGCCCGAAGAGGCGCTGACCTATTCGCAGATGGTGGAAAACTTGTGGGAGATGGCGGCGCAGTCGCCTTGGTTCCACTTCGACGCCCAACGCAAACAGACCTTCACGGGGTTGATGCGCACCGCGTATTCGAGCGTCTTCACAAACGGCGAGGCGCTCGCAACCATCGAATGGAAGAAGGCTCTCAACGGCAGCCGAACGTGTTTACATCTGCTCACGCCCGAGCGCCTGAGCGACCCTATGGGCACGTTGGACTACACGGGCAAGCGCCGCATGGGCGTCGAGCGCGACATTCACGGCGCGCCTGTTGCCTACCACATCCGCGAAGCGACGCCGAGCGATGTGTGGGTGTGGGGTCCGGCCGCCGCGCAGTTCTCGTGGAAACGAGTGCCACGCTATACGCCCTGGGGTCGACAGAACGTCCTGCACTTCTTCGAGCACGATCAGCCCGACATGACACGAGGCATGACCTCGTTCACGACCGCGCTGCTGCCGATGCGCTTGCTTCAGGACTACAACGTCACCGAGCTGGAAAGCGCGGCGATCCGGGCGACCTACGCCGCCGTGATTGAAAGCGAGCTGGACTACGACAATGCGATGAAGGTTATCGGCGCGGAGCAGGCGAAGAGCATCGCCGATAATCCGGTGCTGGACTTCACGCTTCGTATGATGGCCGACAAGGCGTCGTTCTATAAGGGCCAAGAGTTCAAGTTCGGCAAGAGCAAAGTCGCTCATCTTATGCCGAACGAGAAGCTTCATATGGTGCAGGGCAACCAGTCCGCATCGGCTCTGAAGGACTTCAACTCGGTCAACCTCTACACGCTCGCGTCCGCGCTCGGTGTCGACTACGCGACGCTCACCAAGGACTTTTCGTCCACGAACTATAGCGGCGCGCGCGCAGCATTGTTCGACGTGTGGCGATCTTACGAAGTCCGACGTTCTGCGTTCATCGACTCGATCCCGGTTCCGTTCTTCGCGGCATGGCTGGAAGAGCAGATCGCAATTCGGGGCACCATCCCGATGCTTGGAGACAAGTCGTTTTATGAAGTGCGTGACGCTATCTGCCGTTGCACCTTCGAGACCTGGTCGAAGCCCCGCCTCGATCCGCTGAAGGAAAACCAAGCCGACCAGGTGCTCTATGACATGGGCGCTCTCAACCTGAAGGACATCTGCGCAGCGGATGGCCGAGATTGGCGTGAGGTACTTCAGCAGCGAGCCGCAGAGAAGAGGGTGATGGGTGAACTCGGGCTGAAGCCGGAGGACATCAACCCTGAGCTGAACGCCAACAAGATCGCGGCGAAGAAGAAGGAAAACGCAGGCCAAGAAGGCGGCGGGACCGGAGAAGCATAACCATGTCCTTTCTATCGCGCATCTCCACGCGCATTCTGAATACGCCGTTGCTTGTCACCCCGGAGTACGGGGCGGTCGTAACGAGCGTGCTTGCAGATCGTATCGGTGTCGAGCCTCTCGTCGCCGATGATGTCGTTCAGTCGTACAAACGGCCGAACGACCGCGATCATTTCAACCGGCGCGCTGGGATCATGACGGTGCCGATCATCGGCGGCCTCGTGCATCGCGGCGACGGACCGGAAGCCGCCTCGGGCTTGCAGAGCTACACTTCGATGCACAACAAGCTCGAAGCGCTGTTTGCTGATGATACCACGCGCGGCATCCTGATCGACGCAGACACCGGGGGCGGCGAGGCGGCGGGCTTGCAAGAGCTGGCCGACTGGCTGCCGAAGATGTCGAAGCAAGCTGGCAAGCCTGTTTGGTGGATCGCCAACACGACCACTGGCAGCGCAGCGTATTGGCTCGGCTCGTCTGCGGAGCGCATGTACGCAGCGCAGAACGCGCGTGTGGGGTCCATCGGCGTTTACTGGCAGCACGTCGATATGTCGAAGGCAATGGAGAGACGGGGCCAGGTCGTCTCGTTCATCTACGCTGGCGATCACAAGATTGACGGCAACCCCTTCGCGCCGCTGCCAGACGATGTGCGCGCATCAATCCAGACGAGCGTCAACAAGCTCTACGGAGATTTTGTCGGAGCTGTCGCGAGCAATCGCGGCCTCGACGAAAAAGTAGTTCGAGACACGCAGGCGAGGGTCTACGGCCCCGAAGATGCCTACGCGCTCGGACTGATCGACGGTGTCGGCGGTTACGGCGAAGTCCTGACTGCTTTCACTGAGTACCTCAACCGCCCCTTCGTGGGCTACACGTCTCATGGAGACTCTATGACCACCAAGCTGATCTACGATCAGGAAGCCGTCGACCGTGCAAAGGCCGAAGGCATCGCGACCAACGCAGGCGCGTTGAAGGATGCTCAGGACAAGATCGCGGCGAACCTCACCGAGCGAACTGCACTGCTCGCGGCCTTCGCCGAACTCGCTCCCGACAACAAGCGCGTTGCGATGTTCGTTGAAGCGCTGAACGACGGCGCGACCGTCGCGCTCGCTTCGAAGCTCGCGGCGAAGATCGAGACCCCCAAGGTCGAGGC